CTGCGGTGAAGGTAAGCGCCGAGCTAGCCGCCCAGATACCGGCCAACGCCCTACCGGCCTTCCGGTTCTACCAGGCCAAAGGGCTGACGGCGGCGCAGGCCAGCGGGGCGCCCGGCAACTACTGGGCCGAGTCTGGCATCGAGCCCGACCGCAACCAGGACGGCGGCGGACCGGGGCGAGGCATAGCCCAATGGAGCGACCCGGGCCGCTGGTCCACGTTCCTGGCCATGTTCGGGGCGCCCACCGGCAACAACACCATCGACCTGGCCCGGGAACTGGAGTTCTCGTGGTGGGAGCTCACCCACGGCTACGCCGAGACCCTGGCCAAGCTCAAGGCCACGAGCACACCCGAGGACGCCGCCGCCGTCATATGCGAGTTCTACGAGGAACCGCTAGTGCAGCCGCAACCGCAGCGCGGTGTGTTCGCCCGCATCATCTACGACGCCTACGCTGACGAGCCCCCGCCACCGCCACCCATCACACCGAGCCACGAGGAGAACGACATGGTGTTCCTACGACAAAGCCAGCCAGGCCAACCCGACTACGGCGGTGTCGTGCTCAAGAACTGCACGCAGGTCACGGCCATGAGCCCGGCCGACTGGGCCTCGGGCAAGGTGGCGCCGCCCAACGGCCCCGGCATCCCGACGTGGGAGATGACCTCGGCGGGCTGGCACGCTCAGGTGGACGAGGCCACCGTCACCGAGGTCCAAGCCATCCTGGTGGAGCACAGCCCCGACCCGGCCTGACGTGACGGTCACCATCAGCCCGGCCGAAGCCATGGAACTAGGCCGGGCCCTGCAGGCGCTCACCACCGAGCAGCGGGCCGCCTACATCGCCGGGCTCAACCCGGACGAGGCCCGAGTTGTAGCCACCGCCATCACCGCCCTGGAATACGAGGGCGCCGACTGGCGGGCCACCCCGACCACCATGGCCCACCACCTGACCAACGGCCGGGTCAAGCTATGGCGCTACAGCCGCCTGCTGGGCGAGAAGTTCGTCGACGCCGTAGAAGGCCGCAGCACCCGGCAGATATGGAACCTGCCCCGCCGGTACGGCAAGAGCTTCTTCGCCAGCCAATGGGGCCCGGCCTGGGCGCTCGACCACTACCCCCACCTCAAGCTCCTCCTGGTCAGCTACGGCGACGAGCTAGCCCTAGAGAACGCCGTCGCCGTACGGGACATACTCCGCCAGCACGGCGACCAGCTGAGAGCCCAGCTACGCCCCGACCGCCAGCAGGCCGGACGCTTCGTGACCACCGAAGGCGGCAGCGTCCTAGCCCGAGGCATCCACTCCGGCATCGTCGGGTTCGGCGCCGACGGGGCCATCTTCGATGACCCCCACAAGGGCTGGCCCGAAGCCCACTCAGCGGCCCAGCGCGACGCCATCGACAATCAATTCCGGTCGGTAGTGGCGGGAACCCTGGAGACCGAGACCAGCTGGATGATCGTGCCCATGACCCGCTGGCACGAGGAAGATTTGAGCGGACGGCTCCTGGCCCGCATGGAGCAGGAGAGCGGCGTCGAGTGGGAACTGGTCCGCATTCCCGAGCTAGCCGAACCACCCCAGATGGACAGCGCCCACCCCTGGCTGCGCCTCCCCGACCCCCTCGGCCGGGCCCCGGGCCAGCCCATAGAGCCCGAGCGGTTCCGCATCGAGAGCATCCGCCTCAAGCATCGCATCGCCGGGAGCTACCTAACGGCCAGCATGTACCAGCAGCGGCCCAGCCCCGAGGAGGGCGGCGACATAAAGCGGGCCTGGTTCCGGATAGAGGACGCCCTGCCCCCCCGCTTCGATACCGCCATCTCAAGCTGGGACATGAAACTGAAGGACAAGGAGACCGGCGACTACGTGGTCGGCCAGTACTGGGGCCGCACCGGCAAAGATTTTTGGCTCGGAGACCAGCTACGGGGCCAGTGGAACCAGGCCACCACCGAGGCCGCCATCGCCCTCATGGCCGTACGTCACCCCGACATACGAGCCCACCACATCGAAAATACCGGGAATGGTCCAGAGGTGATGGAGGCACTGCGTTCCAGCCACCCCGGCTACACCGTCAGCGACGACGTTGCCGGGCAGCTAGGCATGGGCCCCGGCGAGGCCGACGCCGTCAATAACCTGCGCCGCCGGGGCATGGGAGCCCTCCTGCCGGTGATCGTCAAGGGCAGCAAGGGCGTCCGGCTGCGGGCCGTGAGCGGCTACATGGAGGCGGGCGACGTCCACCTCCTGAAGCGGGACTACATCGGCGCCTACCTGGAGGAGATGGCCAGCTTCCCGCAGGGCGCCCACGACGACCAGTGCGACGCCACCAGTCAAGCCCTCAGCAAACTGGCCCGAGGGAGCGCCACCGTCACCAGGGCGGCAGGCTCGATCCCGAAAGCGCCCATCAACACCCGCCAGGGCACCACCGCTGCCCGCACCGGCCGGGTCGTGACCCCCAGGACCGGAGGCTACTGATGGACCGCGACGAGAAAGCCGACCGCCTGGCCGAGGTGCAACGCCAGATAGCCCCCGACACGAAAGACAGACCCGAGTTCGTGAGCAGCCTGCCCCCGGCCGCACCCCCACCCAGCCGCCGGGCGGCCCGAGCCCGATGGTGGAAATGGGTGCAGGGCCACCCCAACTACAGCGGAGGCAGCGGCAGCGACCTGCCGAAGGTAGGACCCCGCCAGTCGCCCAGCGAGCGCCAACCACGCCGGAGGTAAACCGGGGGCTAGAGTAGAGCCAGCCGGACCCCAGCCTCGCATCGCTACCCATGGGCCCGGCGGGTTCGGCCTCAAATCGACAAGGAGGGACCCTTGACAGACAACCTCGACCCCGACCAGCCCGCACCCGAGACCCACCGGAGCAACGCCGGGGTCGACCCTACTGACCCCGGCCAGATCGTCCCCGATCCCCAATGTGCTCCCGCCGGGGTCAGCACCACTGCCCACACGCCCACTATTGCCACGACACCAATAGAGATCCCGGCGAACGGGCAAACCCCCCTCGGCCAACCCCGGGCCGAAACCCAACCGACAGGCGCCGGGGGGACCATCTACGACCGGATAGCAGCCGAGGCCGACGCCCACCCGGATCTAGATGACGACGAGGTGGCCGTCCGAGTCCTGAAGGGCATCCCCCGTCTGCAGTGGCGAACGATCCTCCTGCCGCTGGTCTCGCGTGCCGTACAACACCACCGGCGCCGCAACGTACGCAGCGAGGAGGGCCGCATTCTCCGGTTGATCCGCAAGCGCCGGGATCGCCAGGTGACCGTGGTGGCCGGAGGCTACGAGCCGGACGTGGTTGAGCTACGGGCCCTCCTGAAACTGGAGTTCAACGCCGCAGGCGAAATGGTCCGCTGGGGCAAGGCCACCGTCGAGCAGCACCAGACCCGAGTTACCGAGCAGACGCGGCTGCGCAACGGCGTCCAGGCCGACATAGACCGCCACCTGCTCGCCATCACCGTCATCACCGAAGCCGGAGCATCCTGCCTCGACGACGTACTGGAGGCGGCATGATCCCCCGACGGGCCCAGAGAGTTTCCGGAACCCATACGGCTTCCGGCCCTTCGGGGACCACGTACGCCCGAGGCCATAGGAGTGGCGCAACCCAGGCATCCGCCGCCTCGGGCGTACGACCTGTGAACTACGACCTGACCGAGTACCGCATTCTCAAGGTCTGGGCCGAGATGTTTCATGACGCCCAGGTGGCCCGGATTCGCTTAGCCAACCGGATCGAGCGGGCCCCGGTGTTCCCCGACATTTTCGCGGCCGAGCTAGCCGAGGCCGAGGCCGCCGAGCATCGCATCCGGTTGGGCCTGCGCCGCCAGTACCGGCGGGCCGCACCGCCAGGAGTGAAACAATGGCAGGCCGATTCGACGGGCATCGGTATCGACCTGCTGGCCCGGCTCCTAGGTCACCTGGGTCACCCCCGCATCGCCACCCCGTCCCACTGGGAGGGCAGCGGCGACGAGCGCAAGCTGGTGCCCGACCCGCCATTCGAGCGCACCGTGGGTGAGCTATGGCAGTACTGCGGCCACGGACGGCCCGGGCGGGCGACGAAAGGGATGACCGCCGACGAGCTATTCGCCCTCGGGAACCCGACGCTCAAAATGCTCGCCCATCTCCTGGCCGAGAGCGCCATCAAGGAACCCGGCCGCACGACCCCTCGGCAGGCCAGACACCGTCCGGACCCCTCTCGCCCAGCCAGTGTCAGCTCGCAACCCAGAGAACAGCCGCTGAGCGAGACCCCTCCTGGTCCCAGCGCCCACCCGCAACCCAAGCAATCCCCGGACCAGGACCCCTCTCGCCCAGCCAGCGGGCGCACGGAACCCAAAACCCCCCCGCTGGGCTCGACCTCTTCCCACCAGCCCAGCGTCGATCCGGAACCCATGGGAAAACCGGCTGATGGGAATCTTTCGGCCACGCAGCCCATCGCAGGGCCGGAACCCACGGTGGCGGCGGCTGCGTGGCCGTATCGACAGGTGTACGAGGAACGCCGAGCCATCACAGCCGAGCGTGTTCACGCCGGGCCCTGTGTCCGGTGCGGCCCCAGCGGCCACCCGGCCCAGCCGGGATCGCCCTGGGCGGCAGGCCACCAGCACGCCGACGCCCTGCGCATTGTAGGCAAGGCCATCCTCAAAGACCTGTGGCTGGCAGCAGCCGACTGAGCACCAATCCCCGGGAGGCCAGGCGCTCTAGCGTACGCTGACGCCATGTGCAAGGCCATCGTGGCACTGACTGGCACCGGAGCGGCCTACTGCCAGAGCGCACCGGGCCCCGACGGGTTCTGCAGCGCCCATCAGCCAGCCAAGAGCGCCCCGGCACAACCCAAGGCCGACGGCACCGATCCCCAAGAGGACCAGCCCGCTAGCGTACGCTGACGCCGTGGTCGACCAGTTCCCAGCCGATATCGGCGTTCCCGACGACACTGGCATCTACACCATCTACCGCACCACCCGCCTGCTCGTCCTGGGCGGCCGGGCCTACGCCATCGGACTAACGGACAACCAGCCGACCGTGCTGGCCAGCGCCAACGTGACCGGCCCGCTTGAGGTTATGCATGGCCGCCAGGTCCGCCACGTCGACACCGAGCAGGGCCGCTGGACCATCGACAGGAGCACGAACTGCGGCTGCCGGAGCCCGCTCAAGCGGATGAGCCACACGGCCGTACTGAAGGCCATCGGAGTGGCGGCGTGAGCACCGCCCTGGACCTGGCGACGGACTGCGCCAGTGCGTGGCGCATAACCCATCTCGTGACGGCCGACGCCTTCCCTCCGGTAGCAGCCCTGCGCGACAAAGTGATGGACTTCTTCGGCCCGGACAGCAGCATCACCTACCTGGTGACCTGCTCGTACTGCGTCGGCATTTGGACCGGGGCGGCCGTCACCGCGGCCCGGCTCCTGACCCCCCGAGCCTGGCGCCCGATAGCCTTGGCCCTCACCGCTGCCGCCGCCGCCCCCATAATCGAAGCGACGCTCACCAGGATCGAGGGCTAGGTGCCAGCCGGACCGGAAACCCCCAAAGAACGCCGGGCCCGCGAGGCAGCCGGGAACGCCGCCCCCCCCGACGACGAGGGCGACCTGCTGCTGGCCGAACCGGGCACCAACGGACACCACCCCTACGGCCGGGCCGACGGCGTACCCAACGCCTTCGTGGCCAGCGCCGCCCGCATCAACATGCACGACCGGCGGGCCATAGAGAACACCCGGCGCCGCCGTCAGGCCTGGCAGACCGAAGCCTGGGACTACTGGGACGAGTGCCTCAGCGACGACACCGAGATACTGACCGAACGCGGCTGGGAGCGCCACGACACGCTACGGCCAGGCGACATCGTCCTTACGTTGAACACCGACACGGCCCGCAGCGAATGGCAGCCGGTCCAGCGGGTCACCCGGATCGCCGTCGAAAACAGACCGATGATGGCGATGGAAAACCAGTCCCACTCCTCGCTCTCGACGCTCGACCACCGCTGGTACGTCGAGCGCCGCACCAGCAACTATCTCTATACCGAGATGTGGGCCACCTCGGCCGACCTGGCCCCACACGACCGGTTCCGCACGGCCGCCCCGTGTGCCGACCTGCCCACCGAAGCGAAATATTCGGATGCGCTAGTGGAGGTGATGGCCTGGTTCTGGACCGAAGGCACCATCCCTCGAGGACGAGTGACCATCTACCAGTCATGGGCTCACAACCCAGGCCACACGGCCCGTATCCGAGCCGTGCTCACAGACGTCTTCGGACACGAATCGGCCTCGCTGGGAGCCGGACGCAGACCGAACCCGAACCCGGCCTGGCGGGAACACCGTCCGGCCGGGAGCCGCATCTCACATTTCAAGCTCAACAAGACAGCTTCCGACACGATCCTGGCGCTAGCCCCCAACAAGCACGTACGCCCCGAGTTCGTGATGGCGCTGACAGCCGCCCAGCTAGAACTGTTCATCAACGTATCGATCGACGCCGACGGGCACCGCGGGGCCAGCGGCGCCACCGTAATAGGCCAAGCCGAACGCGACCGCCTAGCCGCCCTCGAAATGGCCGTCATCCTTTCGGGCCGAACCCCGAGACTCCACAAAGACGCCACCGAGGACCGCTGGCTATTGACTATCGGCCAGCGGACAACGGCATGGGTCGGGAAATGCCGCCGGGAACAGACCGCCTACACCGGCACCGTTTGGTGCCCGACCACCGCCAACCACACCTGGCTGGCCCGCCGCAACGGGACCGTCTTCTACACCGGCAACTGCGGTGAGGTCGCATACACGACCACCTTCATAGCCAACCTGATGAGCAAGCTGCGCCTCTACCCGGCCGTCCGGCCCGACACCAAAGAGGCACCCGTCGCCGTGGACGACGAGAAAGCCCAGATCAGCCCGGAGATAGCCAAGATCGCCACCGACACCCTGGCCCGGCTGAGAAGCATCCAGGGCGGCCAGAGCGCCATCGTCCGCGAGTTGAGCCTCAACCTGGAGGTGTGCGGCGAACTGTATCTGCACGGCCACCTGGAGAACCCGGAGCTACCCGACCCCGACGAGGACTACGACCCGAACGACCCCGACACCTTCCCGGCGCCCAGCCCGAATGACGTGGAGGACTGGCAGGTCCGCAGCGTGGACGAACTGGTCATCCACGGCGACAGCTTCGCCCTCCGGCGGGGACCCGGAGTCAAGGTCCTCGACCCGATCCCCGACACCGACCTGGTTATACGGATCTGGGAGCGCCACCCGAGGTTCTCGGAGCTCGCCACTTGCGCCATGCGCAAGGTGCTGGCCGAGATAGAAGCCCTGCTGCTGTTGAGCCGAGAGATACGGGCTTCGAGCAAGAGCCGACTCAGCAACGGCATCCTGCTGATGCCCAGCGAACTGAGTTTCGGGAGCGTCGACCCGACCCGCGACGGCGGCGACGGCGAGGAGACCGACGACCCGTTCGACGCCGAACTGGCCGAAGCCATGATCACCCCCATCCAGGAGGAGGGCTCAGCCAGCGCCGTCGTCCCTCTCGTGGTGCGCGGCCCGGCCGAAGTGTTGAAGGCCGTCGCCCACATCAGCCTGGACCGGGGCATGGACCCGACGCTCGACGCCCGCATAGAGCAGAGAATCCTGCGTATCGGCCGGGGGCTGAACATGCCGGTGGAGACCACGACCGGCTCGCTTAATACCACCTTCAACAACCAGCTGCAGATACGGCGCAGCATCTTCGATGACCACATCGAACCTCGGGCCGTGCTGGTGTGCGACGCCATCACCGGCGGCTACTTCCAGTGGGCCCTGGAGGAAGCCGGAGTCGACCCCGAGATAGCCCGCACCATCTTCGTGTGGTTCGACGCCGCCGACGTCATCCTGCAGCCTGACGTGGCCGAGCAGGCCCCGACCGCCCACAAGGACATGCTCATCAGCGACCAGGCCTACCGCCGGTACCTGGGCTACAGCGAGGAGGACGCCCCCGACGACATTGAGCGGCTCCTGCGCCTGGTGCTGAACGCCCCCCGCATGGACCCCACCATCCTCGGGCAGATACTCCGGGCCACCATCTTCCCCGACATCGAGATACCGGGCCCGGCGGCCGGAGTGCTCGACGACACCAGCCCGGTGAGCGCCCTGCCCGTCCAGGCC